GTTTGCGATAGACTTGATAACTCATAGTCTCAAGATACTGTCCAATTTCTGCGGTTGGTTCTACACCAGACCGAAGACCAAATTTAAAAAAGGGTGTGTCATTCAAAGGCATCATTGCTGACAGCATTCGACTAGCTAATGAAGTCACACCTCTCGCACCAACAGAGGATGTTGGCTGTGGTAGTTCCATCTCTTCCGTCCAACCCGAAGGTGGAAGAAGACTTGGAACAGTTAGTGCGGCACATAGCCGAGCACGGTATAGTTTAGATGTTCGCATTGCATCTAACATTCGGAAGCGTTCAACAAGATTGTTTTTCATTTACACTCCTTTATGTAGATACACCATTATATAATGCGGAATAAAAATCTAATGCCTTAGCGTTACCACCTTGAATACCTCTAGTACTCTGTGCTTCAGACTGTGACTGAGCTTCCATAATTGCTTCTTGTTCTGCAGCAGTGGATGTCTGAACTGCTGCTTGCTCATCTGCCTTGGTTCTAGCCATAGCAATAGCTTCTCTAGCAACACGGCGAGTCTCGGAATCTTCTGCTGCTTTTCTACGCTCTTCTTCTTGTTCCTTTTGGAATTTGCGTTCGTCTTCCATTAACTGCTTTTGTTCTTTGTATGTCATACCACCACTAATACTAGGGCTTCCACCCATATTACTTGCCTCCTTGCTGTTGCTTTAGCACAGCTTTTAATTTGTTTACGACTTCTATTTGCCCTGCTCTAAATGCAGATCGTCTTGCAAACTTGCTTTCTTCACAGTCAGCATCGTATTCAAGGGGCTTGTACAGTTCTTCCAGAATTTTTATCAGGTCTGGATCTATTCTCGGATACTTTTCTGATCTCATTTTTTAATTCTTCTATTTGATTATAAAGATCTTTGATTAACTGCTTAACTTCAGGGAGATCTATTGGTGCCGAAATAGTTAAACGCATTTTTGCTTGTTCAATATTAGTAATCATCTGTTTCTATTTGCTTTCTGTGCAGCCTTAATTGCAGCGTCAAGTTGCTTTTGTGTGAGTTTTTTTACAGCGTTAGCAGCATCAGTAATTTTTTTTTCTAGTTCTTTTCGCTGTTCGGCAAGTGTTGCTGCATATATAGTAGCCTGAGCTGTTTGTATAGTAGGATCGGATCTAAAGCGCAGGGTTTCTGCATCTCTAAAAGCCTGTAGTCTAGCAGCAGCCACTTCTTCGGATGCTTTATAGCTATAAATTTTATTTCCATTAACTATACTAGAACTTCTGTTTCTATTGCCAGCTGCTGCATATGCGTTTATATCAAAGTCAGCATCTGTGCTTTTAATAACACCTGTGTTTGCGTTCTTTGTTACTGATGCAAGGTATTGGTCTAAAACACCAGCCATTTGTGCTTCGCCTGATTGTTTTACAAACTCAGTAATGCGTTGCTGTTGCTGTTCAAACTCTTCGTTCTGTTTAGAAACAACATCAATTTGCATATCGGTTTGTCTTTTTGCTTCAGTCTCTGGATTAAAGACATAGAAAGCAGCATCGTTGTTTGCTGTAGTTATATCATCACCTACAGTAAATCGAACATCTTTCATCTTTGCATACATCGGGTTATAAATATCCGAAAAGTTAGGCAAGTCTTGTTTGGTCAGAGCAGTTTCTTTAGTAGTACTATAGTAGGATCCTTGTCCTACATCTGCCATGTTTAAAATACCACCCTGCACACCAGAAATATCTGTATTTAGTTCTGTTAGTTGTGTATTGTAATTTGCAAGAGCTGTTGTTGCTCCAGCTAATGTTTGTCTTTGTCTTGCCATTGTTTATCCCCTTAGATCAATTATCTCACAAGCTCCTGCAGTACAGGCTAAGGTGTGAGATGATGTTGTTGTATCAGTCTTTTCATAGAGAGATAGATTGTTAAAGTCTACATCTATAACTGGAAATTTATTATATGTTTCTAGCGATATAGATTCAAAGGGAGCTTGTGCATATACATGATCAGACTTAGGTAAGAAAGATATACCAGAAATCTTATCAAAGTTATCCCACACCCACTGACCTACAGGAAGAAACTCATTGTCAGCATAGTTAACAGTAATGCTTGGCTTGTGCTGACAGTAGTGCTCTTGATAAGTTAACCATAAGTTAAGATGATCAATAGCTGATAGTTCATTCTGAGTTAGTGATCCCGATGGAGCAGCCTGAACAAAGGTAAAGACTGCAGTTGAATCTGAATTCATTACACAATCTTCTACTGGTACTTGGGCATCTCTCATCATGAAGTAGAGTGGATCCTTCTTGTCGATACGGACTCTTCTAAAGTAATGCTCAGCATACCGGGGATGTAATCCACTGGCTGACGAAGCAAGACATGAAGTTGTACCTTCTGGTTTAATACAAGTAATTGATTTACTTGGATTGATACCTAGCTTCTTAGACCAGTCAAGGTTAGTTTTGATGGCTGTCTCTCGTAGATCCTCAAGGACATACTTAAGTCTGCCATGTCCCAGTAGACCGGACATTAACTTGTTGTCAAAGATACCTGTCATGGATACACCAAGCAGTCTCTCTTCTTCACAGTTATCCTGCCATGTCTTATCCTTTGATAGGTAAGGGAAGTAAGTAAACATGCTTTGGATAGTACCAATGATGGTAGCCATTTCAATTTTCTTTTCTAACGACTCTTGTGTATCAGTTGCATTGACAACAACAGTAGATAGATTACAGAATTGATTAGGGCGTAGGATGATCTCACTACATGGGTTAGTCCCATAGTAATGATCCTCACCACGCTCTGCCTTGACTGCAATGTCCTTCATTGCATCACGATTACAAAGACCACGCTCTCCACTATGGGAGTTGTATAAGTCTGTCCACTCTTCGAGGAACTGACCCATTGATGGTCTACCATTGTAGATGGCTGAGTTGTTTGCTAAGGCACGATGACTTGAGGCTTGCCACCACGCACCACTCTTGCAAGTAGCCATCTCACGGTCTGCTAGATCGCTTAGAGAGATCATAGCGGAGCGGCGTACACCACCCACAATGACTGACTGAGCAATCTTGCAGCAGATATCATGGCACTCAAGGGGCGTAAGTCTACGACCTTGGGCAGAATAGAATGTCTGTACTACAAATCTAAAGACTTCTTCTAGTGGGGCAGGACCGCTTGCTCTACCACCAAAGGTCTTTAGTCTTTCACCTGACTTACGAATCTTACTTGTGTCCCACTTAATGTGGATACCCTTGTAAAGATTGTCAAGTAGATTGTTAAGTGCATCACACCAACCCTCGCGGCTATCCTCAACAAACATAACTGTATCAAACATCTTATGTATTGTTGGGATAGTCCCAAGTTTGTCGGTGCATCTACGCTCAACCGTATAGCCTACTCCAGTACCACACATAAGAATGTACATGAGGTTAGAGAAGGAAGTTGTTTTATTAATCTCAATGTATGAGCAATTGTATAGGGCAGTATGATCACGATCCAATGCTGGACCTGCGGTCATCAACCCACGCATACTTGGCAGTACTTCTAGATTAAGGATAGCATCTCTGATATCTGTCCGTGTCAGAAGGACAGGGGCTTTACCAGTAAAGTAATTCCACCACCTATCGACAGTCTCATCCCAAGTCTCTCTACGATTTTCTTTATCAAGCCAACGACTGTAACGACTGATAGCAATAAACTTTTGAAATGTATCCATTAGACTCCTGTACTTCCAAACTTACCTTCGCCTCGCACAGTATTAGGAAGTTTATCTACAGAGACAAACGAGAACTGTGTAACGGGCATGAAGGCAATCTGTGCAACACGATCACCCCGTTTAAGAGTGTGTATTATTGTTGAATTGTTAATAAGTGGTAACCAAATCTCACCACGATAATCAGAATCAATGACACCAACTGAGTTGGCTAAGTTGATTCCCTTGTTAGAAAGACCTGATCTCATAAAGAGTAAACCTACATAGCCCTCAGGGATAGCTAAGCTAACCCCTGTAGGTACTCTAGTTACTACTCCGGGGAGTAGCGTAGTGTCCGTAGTGATCTTAAGATCAGCTCCGGCTGCACCCTTGGTATGGTAGGCTGGAGCACAGTCTCTATCATGGAGTACCATAGGGATCTTAGAATCACTATGGATATAAGTAGAAGTATTGTAATTGTTTTGATTAGCAATAGTTAAAGACTCAGTGTTGTATTGGTTTACATCAGTGTTCATTAGTGTTCCCTTGAGTATCACTCTTAGTAGCCCCAACTATTGGGTCAAACAATAGTACGGACTTAGTTTTCTTGTTATATTCACCATGTCTAAGGATGCGTACACACCTAGCCATAGCGAGACAGTAATCATATCCATATCTATCCATATCCTGAGGCTTAGCTTGGTCATAAGCTGCCAATACGGCGGCTGTCCAGTTCCTTGGATGGACATACTTAAGCCACTTCTCTGCCTTGGCAGGTCCCCACTTCCAGATACCGGGGATATTATCAGTCGTATCACCCATGATCCATTGCTTATGGAAGTTAAAGTCAGCGGTATAAGTATCAAGTTCCAGCGGTTTAACTTCTTTGTCTGGGTTCCAATGCCACCCCGGTACAGACCGGAGATCCTTGTCAATGGTTACGGCAATAGCCTTATTGCCTGAAGCCATAAGTCCCATAATATCATCAGCCTCTAGGGTAGGAACAAAGAGTATGTCGTTCTGTTTAATTAAATCAACAGCATATGATAAACAATCTGGTGCTTGTTTCTTCACATCCCGATGAGCTTTATATGGTTCCCACACTTGTCTACGAAAGTTATCCTTACGATCACAGGAGATAGCCACATATACTTTCGTTACTCCTACTGGAGTCCATGCCTTGACATCATGTTCGATGCGCTCCGCAAGGTACTCAATGCCTTCTTGGTCTGCCCAAAAGGCAGCACGATAGGCAATGATGTCTCCGTCAAGCACAGCAGTATCAGGTCTTGGTTGGCTTATCATCGTCTTCCTTATCTATAAAAATTTCCATGATCTCTTTGAACACAGTATCTCCATCAGGTAGTCTGTCTTCTCTTGAGGATAGGCACAGCTCACAGTTACACAAATCATCTAACATTGATTCGGAGAGTAGGTGAAACCATTCATCAAACTTTGTATTACACTTAGTTTTGAATGCTGCCTCACTCTCATCATTCTTTAGAGTGTAGTGAAACATATCTTCATATTGTTTGTTGCCTGTCTCAATAGCAATTGCTAGTGCTTCAGACTCATGTGTTCTCCACTCTGCAAACTCCTCAGGGAGTTCACGCTCACCTGCTGATACAAAGACTGTAAGAGCACGGATGTCACGAGCAGCAGCGATCTCATTGGTATAGCGGCAGTCATCTACAATGACAACCTTCTCATGCCAGATAGATGGGTCAGCCTTTAGGGCAGCTTGTTCTTCCTCATACAGTTTCTTAATCCTAATACGGAATTGTTTAACCCAGTAGTCTGGATCTTGTTCTCTCATAGTAGAGCCAAGGGTCTGACAGAACTCACGATACTCTTCTTGATTGGTATCCTTAGTGTATCCCTTCTTAGCCGCCTCTTCCTTAAGGGCAGCAGCAAAGGGAACAATCACTGGTGTATACTTATTGTTATAAGCGTACTCACTGATCCACTTTGCTAGTGTTGTCTTCCCGACTCTTGCCTGTCCACCGATCATTATCGTTATCATGTAAGCTTTCCCATAGTTGTTTAGGATTGAACAGATTGGGTGTATCCCAACCTTTGAATTTTAAATAGTCACATATAAAAGTAATACAATTGGTTGGTTGTTTCATACCAATGTGTTTACCTATGAGTGTATACACTAGCAGCTTATAACTATTGAGTGGTTTATATTTGTAAGCAAAAGTAATATCTTCTTCACTCATGTCTATAGATCCTAGATCAAACTCATAGTACTTGCTTATCTTTAGTTGTTTAAGATTGGCAAGTCTCATTACCTTTACTGGCTTACGATCTACCACTACAAAAGCAAATGGTATACTTAGATCAAACTCAATGTGAGCATGAGTATGACGGCTCCAAGATAGTAAACGAATGGCATAGTATCGCCACCCTTGTACCTTCTTGAAGTTGTAGAATACAATTCTTCCATTAACTTTCATAGAAGATCGGCATCCCTAGATATGTAGCTAGTGAATGTTCAACCCTCGCACCTTCCGAATGCTCCCAACCACAGAGCATTACCATCCCAGTACATTGAAGGATAGCATCAATGTCACGCTTCATGCAAGCACGAAGATGATCTAATGAATCCTCAACAGTAGAGGGATCAAACCCCTCATCTTCATCCATCTTAGCGGGATTGTGTATCTTAGTTACCGCAGGATTCTTAGTCCACTTCTTCTCAGCCTTATAGAAAGCCTCAAAGTTATGGTTAGGATATCCTCTCATAGGACCAGCAATATATAATTCTAACTTAGACATGTGTCTCCTTAATGTGTATCAGCCCAGCACTTACCAATGCAGTACTCTGCATCAATACGAATATTCATCTTTAACATCTCACCTGCTGTAGTAGCAGCGGCAGTAACAGCCTTACCAAATACATCGGCAGTATCTGCCGGACATGAGTACTGTAGTTCGTCATGCACATAAGCCAACTGCTTGGCTCCTGCTGGCTTGATAGCCTTGAACGCCTCGACCATCCAGTACTTGCTTACGATGGCTCCTGAACCCTGCAGCAGGGTGTTGAGGGCAGCGTGTTCGCTACGCACGGGTACACGCCTACCATCAGGCAGGAGTACACCCTTGTGCTTGAGTGCTTCATACTTTACCATGTCCTGCACCTTAGTAAGGGCAGGGATTTCTTTCTGAAAGCGTTCTCGTAATCCTCTAGCCTCACCAATACTACAACTACAAACTAAAGCAATCTTCTTGTCACCCGCACCATAGAGGTACGCATAGATAAAAGACTTTGCTAATGCTCGTGAGCTGAGTCCAGCTGCCTTCTGATTGTGTGTATGAATGTCTCCTGTTAGGAGTACTTTACCATATTCACCGTTGTCATACTTAGCCATGAAGTGAGCAAGCATACGAAGCTCCAACCCCGACAAGTCAGCACCAACTAACACCTGCTTGGGATCACATAGCCAGAGTTCTCTTGCTCTGTGATCACCACTTACCTGTGCTATGTTGGGCTGACTATGAGTACAACGACCTGTCGCTGCACCCTGTGGATTGATGTTGCCATGTATACGCTTGTCTCGACTATTGATTGATCGACTGTTCCAGTCCTCAACCATACCCATTAACTTGATTGCATTGAAATACTTTACGAGTGTCTTTGCTTCTGGATAGTCTAACACAGCCAACACGGATTCATCTACCTTTGGGTTTCCCTTCTCAGTTTCTTGTGGTTTCCATCCATATCTTTCGATAAGACGGTTAGCTATTTGTTGTCGAGAACCGGGGTTAAAGGTATCTACTTTGTCTTTGAGTCTCTTGCCTGTCTTGGGCGAATGTCTAATGATAATCCGGTCAGGGAAGACTTGACGCATTTCATCTTCGATACCAAGTTTTTCCAGCATAAGGTTTTTATACAACTCTTCTCCGGCATCAAGGTCATAATTAAATCCATTGCACAC